CCAACCGTCCGGGGGGTCATCCGGTGTCAAAGGAGCTAATTTGCCGCCCTCTGCAGGGTCCGAGAGAAGTGCTAGTGGTAGCATGCAACTTAAGGGACAGCCAAAGACGTCAGGAATGCGCAATGATTCCCACGTCGAGAACTCGAACACCAAGGGTGGACGTTCTCAAAAAGCTAAAACTGGCAGTAAACCAAAGCCAGGATCTCACTCCCTGAGTAAAGTCAAATATGTTAAGAAGGAAGTGACGGACAACAATGTCCAACAAGACAGGCCTGAGCCTCGTACGCGAGAGCATCAGAGCAAGCAGTTAGCGGCTGCTTCGGTCTCCCTGACAAATGATAAGGAGACTGAGGGTAAAGAACTAGTGTTCTCAGATGCCAGGGGTTTCGTCTTAGGAATGAAGCCCGTTAAGCATACTAGGATGGCTATGTATGATGCAGTTGAAGATTACGATAAGCAAGAAAGTGCTAAGTTGATCATCCAAGCATTGCATACTGAGCGCATTTCTAGGCAGGAACAATTAGGCTTTGCCGAGCTAAAAACCAAAACCGAGTCCTTGGATGAGGCCCAGCACAATGAGTTGATACGTTTACGTGCATTGTCTGCTAAATGGGCCCAGAAAGAGAAGCAGGATTTAGAATATCTTGCTTTGGATTCATCGATTGATCACAGCAGCAGAATGGTGTCGCTCCAAAATGAGCACGCACTGGATATGTTGAAAGAAGAACTGGATCACAATCATGATGTCGAAATTGAAAAATTAGGGATGACGAGAGAGAATAAGTTTGTTGCCGTTAATAAGGCAAAAGCAGGTTTGGTTACAGCCATCCATGTTCAGTTAGCTGAAGATGAGGTGATGACTAAGAATAGTGAGCAGATTATTACTGCTCAATCAAATACTATGATTAGGGAGGAACGGGTTGCCTCAAAGAAACGTGTTACGAAACGGGAGTTGGAGACTAAAGAGTCCATACGTCCTGAGTGTGATATGAACAAGGTTTTTGACGAAAATGAGCATGACTCAACCTTGTTTCAATTCATCCGTAATGCCCCTATGGAGGGAACACCATTTCAAAAGGGCAATGTGATGTCCGCAATAAAATTAGCTCCTTTATTGTACCCAATGTATTGGATTCCTATTTTGGTGATCTGTTGGTTGTTAGCGTTATTTTACCCACCTCTTGCGATTGCATGGAGCGGTGAAGTGATCTACCCTCTGGCAGTATTATGTTTTAGGATATTCATGAAATCGATCGATTTTAGTGAAAAAGTTACTATCGTCTACCTTGGCAAGCATGGTCATGAGGATGGGGTTGATCTCCGTCCTTTGGAACATGCTCTTGTTAATTATAAGCATGAGATTAGATATGCTCGTGCGTTCCGTGTTAAAAGTTGGGCTCTCTGGCTCTATATGGGTTTCGTTCACAATTCGTGGACTGCCTCTAGGTCAGATATCATCAGCTGGGCATTGTTCGAACAAGTTATCAACACTCATCACATGCAACCAGGTAGATCGGTTGAAGATTGTATAGATTCTGTTTGCAGAACTGTTTCCCGTTGTCAGGCCATTAATTATGACCGAAACATCGAAGCACAGTTCGGTATAAATACAAATACTGCTGCTATTTTAAGGCTTTATATTCCGCAGTATTTGGCAGACAGAGAGCACTTAACTCAGTCTTTTTAGTTACCCCCAAGTTGGCTTTCGGCTATTGTTTTTATGAAGTGGGTCTTCCAGTTCCAGCCATTCGGGCTGATATCAAATTTGATGTATTTGCGTGTGATATCGTGAAGAAACCAATTGCTATCTCCTCTGGCTGCCACTTGAAATATTATACCCCAACAATGGCTGACCCAACAACTCTCAATTGCTTGGGAGGTAACGCGAAAAGAGTGGGAGTTGCTTTGCCGGAGCCTGTGCTCTGGTGTGGAAAGCGATCTCGCCGTGTAATTTTTAAATTATTAACACAATACGGCATATTGCCATGTCAAATGGACTCAGACATTTCTTTTGAAAATTGGTTAGAAAATTGTCCTTACCCCGAGGGGCGTAAGGTTGACCTCCGCGACTTAAACGAGCGAGAAAAAGGAGTGCTGAAGAAAGAACACTTAGTAGTCAAGCAGTTTTGCAAAGCAGAAAACTACGGTGGGGCATGGAAGCATGTTAGACTTATCAACTCAAGACACGACATGTTCAAATGTGTGTTCGGACCAAATGTCAAACTGATGGAAGAACGTTTGTATTACGATCCTGTTACAGGGACCGGAATACCGGCATTCATTAAACATATCCCAGTTCCTGATCGGCCGCAATACATAAAAGACATGTTAGATATTCCCGGATGCAAATTGGTGGCAACAGATTACACCAGTTTTGAATCTCATTTCTCCCGACAAATCATGGAAGATGTAGAATTTGTTCTATATGAATACATGACGCAGCATTTGCCAAACCATAAGGAATTCATGGGGCTATGTAGGGATGTCATCGCAGGAAGAAATAAATGTGTCAGCAAAACATACTCCATGAGTATAGACGCCACCAGAATGTCCGGAG